GACAATGGTATGAAGAAGTTACTAATGAGTCAAATCATTCCAATTCTAAATAAAAAGATCCTAAAGGTTGCAAAGATTCTTGAGTTCAAATTTGCATTTGAATTTGATCTTGAGTTTGATCCAATTATCACTCACTTGGGAATGCAGATCTCGCCAGATTCATTGTCGGCTGGTGAACAGAAAAAGATGAACTTAATTGTCTTGCTCTGTATGCTTGAACTTATTAAAATGAAGCATCATCAAGTAAATCTGCTATTCCTAGACGAAGTATTTTCTTCTCTCGATGTTGAGTCAATCTATAGAATTGTCGATTTACTTAAAGATTTTTCAAAGAAGTATAACATGAACATCTTTGTAATTTCCCATGATATGCTACCAGAGGAGCTATTCGATATGAAGATCTATGTTGAGAATAAAGAGCACTTCTCTGATATGACAATCTCTTAACTAAACTATTCATCAAACCTTAGTAAAATAAAATATGTTAGTATTTAAAGGAAAAACTTTCGCTCAAGCATACCACCAATCATTAAAGTCATTAATGTTAACTGGTGTAGTAAATAATGCCAGAGGAACAGTCAGTAAAGAATATCTTGATGCATGCATTGTCGTGGAAGATCCAACGTCATGTCTATATAGAAATCCAGTTAGAGGCTCTCAAAAGAAGTATCTAGCTGCAGAATTTTTGTGGTATTTCTTGGGACGTAATGATGTATCGTTTATTTCAAAACACGCTAAATTCTGGGAAACAATCCAAAACCCAGACGGGACGGCAAATTCTGCTTATGGTAACCTTATCTTTAGTGTAAAAAATCACGTAGGCACATCCCAATATCAATGGGCATTAACCTCTTTAATTAAAGATCAATATACTAGACAAGCTGTGATGCATTTCAATATGCCAATACATCAGTATGCTGAGAATAAGGATTTTGTGTGTACAATGTATGCAAACTTCCATATTAGAGAGAATCGACTTCACATGAGTGTCTTTATGAGAAGTAATGATGCAATTTGGGGAACTCCAACTGATGTCGCGTTTTTCTGTGCTTTACAGATGCAGATGCTCGCTCACTTGAAACCAACTTACCCTAATTTGGAATTGGGCCAATATTCGCATACTGCAAACTCGTATCATATCTATGATAGACACTATGAACTAGTCGATCAAATGCTACAACATCACTTTATTCCTGAGAGTCTGCCCCCAGTCAAAACAGATCTAGTTGATCCAGCTGGAGTTCCAACTCAAGATCTCATGACTATTTTCCAAACACTAGAAGGACCAGAAGACAATTCAATATTACTTATACAAGACAAAGACGATTTGCTTGCTTGGATATTCGAAAACTACGATAAGACGAAATAATGTATATGCATAAAGATTCAGAAAGACAGCACCAGTATGACATAACATACATCAAAATGGCACTCACTTGGGCAGAGCTATCAAAGGCTCGCCGTAAAAAAGTGGGAGCTCTCATAGTTAAAGGGACCACCATTATTTCAGATGGATATAATGGAACGCCATCTGGCTTTGAAAACGAGTGTGAGATTCCAACATTCGATGAGAATAACAATTTCGTTGACTATGAGACTAAATGGTACGTATTACATGCTGAGTCGAATGCAATCGCGAAAGTTGCTAGATCAACTCAAAGTTGCGAAGGTTCAACTCTCTATATTACATATTCTCCGTGCAGAGAATGTAGCAAATTAATTCTACAGTCGGGAATTACTCGAGTCGTCTATTTAGAAGAATATAGAGACCGTCAAGGCCTTGAGCTCTTAGCGAAGGCTGGCATTGATCTCAAAAAAATTGATTTACCATGATAGACAGCATTGACCGCAATCTGGAAATCCTATTTGTAAGGGATCAGAAGCAGTTCATAAACAAATTTTCAAAGAAAGCCAAATGTGATTACCTTCTTAATGTCAATAAGATATTAAAGGAGAAATTTGAGCAAGACATTGTTGTGCCAAATAAGATTCAGGCATTTTTGATCAACTATGAGATTAAGAAATTGATCGATAAGGCAGTAAACGTTAGAAATCGTAAATACAGCCGAATAATCTACGTCAATCAGAGCCTGAGTCTGACTTCCATAATCAATACGTTGGAATTCTTGAACCAGTCTTATTCGACTGTTCAATTCAATGCAAAGGTTCTTGACCCAGATGATGAGTATGAAACTACTAGAACAGATATTGTTCGTATAAAATAGAAAAAGGACCCCGTAAGAGGTCCTTTTTTGTTTTCAATAATATTTAGAATCAGATTACTTTTCTTCGTTCTCGTCTTCTTCTGCTCCTTCTTCTTTCTCTTTGCCTTCTTCCTCTTCTTCAGCTGGAGCCATGCACATTTCTTTAACGACTGCGCAAAGGTACTCACAAAGATCTTCTTTTTCCATCTCCATTTTCTCAGAAGCTTCTTCGATCATCTTCTTGATGTCATCTCCGAACTCTTCTTTTAGAGCTTCTAATTTTTCTTCGTCGAGTTCAGGCTCGTTTGGCATGTCTTCCATACCTTCCATGCCGTTTGGCATTTCTTCTTTTTCTTCGCCGTTAAGCATGTCCTCAAAGTTTTCGTTGACGAATTCATTATAACGTAGAATTCTGCCCTCTTCGACCTTATCGGAAGTTTTGAATGTTGGTGATGTGTACATCGGATCAAATGGTTTTTTTCCCGCTTGTCTATTAACAACATCTCTAGATATTGCCTTCCAAGTGGTATCGTAGTTTGGGTTTTCTTTTCCGCCTTCGAAATCAGCGTTTCTTTCGATTTCTCGTTGATAGCCTTTTAGGAATGTGCGTTTAGATTTATCAAAATCTTGTTTTTCTTTTGGACCGCCAAATGCCGGTTTAGAGACGTTCATATAGTCGTCCATCTTCGGGTTTCTGCGATCTTTTGCGTTGAACATATCCATGTTTATAGTCTCAGTTTATTTTATACTCTTACTGCACCGATTCTAGTTTCAGTGAATGTGTCAGCTGTGAATGTTGCTTGGAGACGGAAAATCTCGTCAGAACCATAATCAAGCTTCATTTCAGATAATTTATCTGGACCGATGAATACTGGAGTAAAGTCAAATTGTCTGTAAATGTCTCCAACTCTGTTGAAAATATTTACCGAAATGATAGCATCAGCGTAGTCTCTTTTAAGACCTTGTGCACCAGTTAGTGGATCATAAACTAGATCCGCCCATGCTCTAAGAGCATTATAGATGTACATGTCGTTATCTTCATTCAAGTTAACTTCAAAGTCAATCTTAAGTGTAGCAATAGTATCAACTGGCTTTGCTGGAGCATACATACGCTTAGCGAACTTGTAAGTCTGTTCAGCGAGTTTACCAGTTGCAGCAAGTTCAGGCAAACCTTCAATTTTTTTAACGTGCTCGAGCATTAGGTTATCTCCGTAACCGATTGCCTGTGCAACCGCTGGCGGAGGAGTAATAATTACCTCGAACTGGTTAAGGTACAGAGGTTCGTACTTCTTTGTCGCTGCGGTAGAATTTCTCCAATGTGGTAATCCAGCCATTTCGTGTCTTTTACTTTTTAGTTATTTATCAGCGGACTGATTGAGAGCTTCAATGTCCTTTGTTTTCTTCGCAGTTCTATCATTTCTGATTCTAAGAATCGTATCTTCAATTTCTTTGAGTTTAACGTCATCGAGTTTTTCAAGATCCGCTCTAACTGCTTTGGTTACTTTGATCTCTGCTGAGTCTTCGTCACCGTATGCATAGACGTCTTCTTTTGCTTTAAGTCTCATCTCAACTGATGGTAGAACTTGAGCTAGAAGATTTCCGCCAAATTTTGTTACTTCCTCAGCAAATTGATTAAATTCTAATTTGTGTTTGCCAGTTGAGGTCGTAATTTCTGCATAAATCTTTTCAGTATTATCAAAACCTCCACCGCCAAGTTCAGGTTGTAGATTGCTCGATACTTTAAAAAGAATCTCAGCATTTGCTGTTGTAGTATTTCGTTGACCTTCAATGAATTTTAAGTTCTGGCCATATACAATTACAGTCATGTCCGAAACCTTTTTAGATTCATCCTCGTTCACCTGGATTCCACCAGCTCCCTGCTGTTGATTGGTACTATCGTCTGGAGCTTGAGTTGCTCCAGCGTCCTCAGGTTTATCTTCAGTGCCGATAAGTTGATCAATCTTATTATTGATAGCTGTAAGCAGTTCATTTATTCTTGCAGCTGAAACGTATTTAACGTACGTTGCTCTAGCTGAGGCCTCAGTGTATTCCAAATCAGGATACACATCAGCATCGTGTAGCTCAATCTTTTGGGCATTTTGATCCCATTTGATTTGGCCGTCGACTCTCTGCCATGTAATTGCAAAACTTGCTGTTGCTTCAACTATAACACCACGTGCGTTCAAATTATCCTACTGTTTTTTCGCCTTTGAATTCTTTGCCAGTGTTTGATTTCTTCTTGGTTGGGTCAACTGGCTTATAGTTTGCCCAGATCTCATTATAGATTCTGCAAGAAGCACCCATGAAGTTAACGATTCCGATATATTTCTTACGGTCTTCGCCCTTCATCTTAGTAATTTTCTTGCCGATTGCTCTTGCATCATCGAGATCCAATTCCTCATCGTCAGTCTTACCGACTAGATCTTTGAGTGAATTTTCTTGCACGTATGACGAAAAGCTCTCTGCTACATAACCGTCGTTACGGTTGCTGTTTGTGAAAGTCAATTTCATTATTGAGCAAGATTATTTTTTACCTGGCAATTTAGCCATGTTATCAGCTACAGTTTTCTTAGAAACAGAACCTGTAACTTTTAGGTTTGAGAACTTAGAGTCAACTGACTTCTTAGGCTCAGATCCTTTTGCTGCAGGCATCTTTGAAGCTTTAGTGTCAACCATCTTCTTAGGTTCAGAACCTTTAGCCTTAGGCATAGGAGCCATCTCGTCTTTAACAGACTTCGTGATTGCTTTACCTTTAGTTCCTTCAAGTTTCGCCATTTTCGCATCAACTGATTTAGCTGATTTAGATCCACCGTTAGTAGGAAGAGTTGCAAGATCCTGATTCTTCTTCTCAGCGATGAACTCGAAATAATTTAATACTGGCTTAGTGCTCATTTTTGTAAAATATTTTTTGTAAGTTTTAATAGAGTTATTTATTCACGACCCGTATAAAAAAAGAAAGGCTCCCCATAGGAGAGCCTTTCAATTTATGATCGTTCTATTCGATTACGCGATTAGACGGCTCGGATTACTTACTCCAAGAGTGAAGTACTGAGTTTCAGGATGCCATCCAGCTTCAGTGATAGCATAACGAGACTTCATACCGATCTTCGGAGAGAATGTACCCTCAGAGATAGTTTGAAGAGACTCTGCCATGATATACGGAAGGAATTTAACACCTGGCTCCTCATCTGCACCTTTACGGCCGATGATAATACGAGTGTCGTTGAACTTCATGTTAGGGTCAACGTATACAGTCAATCCGTATACTTTACCAGCTGGGTACAACTGACCTGCTCCAGAAGGAAGATCGTTGTTGAACGGAGCGATAACGTAGCCAGATACGTCTGCTAGAGCAGAAGCGATACGACCGTTAGTTACTACGAAAGTACCTGCACCGAAACGTCCTCTGTGGTAGATTAGGTTTGCGATTTCAAGGATCTTAGTAACAACTTTACGTTGGTTAGCTTGAAGAGTTAGAGCGTCAGCTCCTGCTGCACCTGGATCAAGCAATGAAGCTAGAGTGTTAGATACACCTTCTAGAGCAGCTGCTTTAGTTGCGTGAGTAGCACCCAATTGAGCTACACGGTCAACAAGTTTCTTGTTGATTGATTGCGCAAGCTCGTTAACAGCTACGTTCTCCAACATTGAGATAACGTCGAAGTTCCATACTCTGTTAAGGTCTTGGATTTGCTCAACTGATGCAGAGATCGCAACTTGGTCGCCTTTTGCTTCGATGAACTTAGTGAACATACGAAGACCCATTTGACGGAATTTTGATTGCTCCGCTTTTTCACGAGTCATTCCGAAAGCTGATTGTGAACCAGTTGTTTCGTAGAATGGACCGTTGAAGTCAGTTCCAGCGTAGTCAGCATCAGATACTGATGTAAAACCAGAAATGTGGTTTTCAAGAGCTGATACTAATTCTACACCAGCAGTTGTTGCTGCGATACCAGCGTCAACTGCAGCTTGTGCTACAGTTACGGTTGAAGCATCGTCAACTGAAACTACTTTGTAGATTGGGTGACCATCAACACGTGATAAACCAACATATTTGAATGAGTGGTTAGCCGCGTCGATTGTATCGCCTGCGCCAGTACCATCACCAGTTGAAGTACCAGTTACTGCTGCTGAGTCAGTTACTTTGATTAGGAACGGCTCGAAAGACGTACCTACGTTACCACCTTGGTAAACATAGTCAAGGTAAGGAAGGAAACCTACTGGAGAATCCATAGGAACAACACCAACTAGGTCGAAACCGATAGTTTTAGCTGCTACTTGGATAGCTACAGGCATCAAGCTTGGGAATTTATCACCAGAACCTGCGGTAGTTCCTTTTACACCACCTGCTGAGAAAGGGGTCATTGCGCTTGTTGGAGCTGCGATAGCGCCCATTGAGCTGATTGATCCTGGCTGTTGGAAGAACAAGCCTGGAGCTGCTGCTGCTTCGTTGATTGCACCAGCATTTTCGAAGATAGCGTGGTTGTGAGCATAGTCTACTAACCAAGGACGTGCGTTGAGGTCAACACCATATCCTTCTAGTACAGGAGTCCAAGTTTCACGGACGCTAGCATCGTTAAGTCTTTTGAAAACTTTAGTTGCCATTTTGTTAAATGTTTTTTTAATTTTAGTTTTGTGCTCTACGTTTTAGAGCTTCCAAGTAGTCGTTAGAGTAACCTCTAAGAGACTCTTGAACCTTATTTAACGATACATAGCCTTCTGTACCTTGGCTCTCGTTAATTTTTTCTGAATTTGAGTTATTTATCGCGATTCTTTCGTAAATTCCGCGAAGATCTCTAGAATCCCAGAAAGATTTAACCTGGTAAGGTGTATTTAATTGGAAGTTGTGTGCTTGTGCAGCAACCCAATTTCTTTCTGCATCTGACATGCTTTCAAATACTTCTTTGTATTTTTCAGGCATGAATCTTACGTAGTTCGGAATATTTTCGTTAGTCTTGTTAAGAACTGCTTCCATGATGTTGATAACTTCAGCTTCTGTGAAGTATACAGCACCTCTCATAGTTTCTACAATAGCAGTCTTCGTTTCTTGATCAAGAGCAAAGAATTTTTGCTTATTGTTTTCAGCTAGAAGCTTTAAGAACGGATATCTGTTTTCTAGAACTGCATTAGCTGAGTTAGATTTGATGTGGCTTAGAATACCATCAACTGCTCCAACTAGCTCATCAACTCCAGATTCTTCGTTGATTTCGTAATTAGCACCTTCATTAAGAGTTTTTACGTCAGCTAGAAGCTTACGTGCTGAAACTGCAGCTGAAGGAGTAAGTTTTTCGTTCATTGATTCTGCAAGATACTCAGAGTATTTGATTCCTTTTTCAAGGTTTTCGCCAAGATAGTCTGCGTATTTGATAGCAGCTTCAAGGTTTTCTCCGATATACTCAGAGTATTTGATTCCTTTCTCTGCTTGTTCAGCAATGTATTCAGCGTATTGGATACCTTTGTCTGCTGCTTCTGCAACGTATTCAGTGTATTCAATATTCTTTTCAACTTGCTCAGCAACATACTCAGAATAGTTAATTGTTTGATTAACTTTCTCGCCTAAGTAGTCAGAGTACTGGATGTTTTGTTCAGTCTTCTCTGCAAGGTAGTCAGTGTAATCAATTACATTGTTTACTTTTTCTGCAACATGCTCTGTGTAGTTGATTCCTTTGTTCATCATGGTAGAAAGATAGTTAGTGTATTCAACCATCTTTTCCATTTCGCCAGCTAAGTAGTTTACGTACTCAACTAGTTTAGGAGATTCGGTGCTCTCAGTCAAAGCAGAGATACCTTTATTGTTGTTGTTAATGCTTTCTTGAAGAGCCTCAAACTTCTTCTTCACTAGTTCGGAATATTGATTAAGTTCTTCTTTGCGTACAAACTCATTAGCCATTTGTTTGTTGTTATTTTGAGTAGTTGTGTTCATTTCTGAATTATTTATCCTATAGACTCTCACAGAATCCTCGAAACTGAATCCTTCTGAAATATCAACTAGCTGGTTTGTAATCGCTGTCTGTTTTAAGTGGTCTAGCGATTCGAAAACGTTTGTAAATTGAGACTGTAGACTCTCATTAACTGTCTTTTGCAAGATAGCTTGTGAGAAACCAGGTTCAGCGACTAGGTCGTAAGTAAAGATCTTATGAAGTTTTACCTTTCCTTCATTCATTACTTGACCAGCGGCGCGAGATGAACAAGAGATAGTACAACCAGCTTCAACTAGGGCCTTTGCGATTTGACCAGCTGGTGTATTTAGGATTCTAAGTTTGATCTTAACAGAATTAGATCCTTCATCGTAGCTTAGTCCTTCAATAACGTGTGAAACGTTCTTCAACGATACGTCAAAGCTTTGAGGGTGGTCTAATTCTCCGAACAGCTGTCCCTTAGAGATTTTTTCTTGCAGATAAGAAAGGTGAGGTAAGTACTCTTCCTTTTCGTATACTCGGTTGTTATTGTTCTTAACGCCGAATACTGCAGCAGTTCCTTCCATAACGATATCACCGTTGTTGGTAGTCGCAGAAAGACCTTCATTCATTCTCTCGAGGATGAAGATTTGGCTGTCTGCTGGAACAGTAGTACTTAAGTTAATGATATTAGTATCCACTAAGCCGTTGTAAATTTTTTATTATTTATACGGAGTCGGCCTGCGCAATGCGTATCCTATCCCTATATCGTTATTTATTACGATCTAGATAAAAAATTCACAAGATTTGATTTTTCCTCATCAGAAAGTGAAGATAGATCAGGTTTTAGGATGTAAGGTTTGAAAATATAACGACCGAGGCCGCCGGCTTCATTTCGAATGCCAGCTTCGCCAATGTTTATTGTGATACGACTAAAATTATCAGTATTAAAAGACTTGATTTTATAGCGCTTTCCATCAACTGATTCAAAAATAAGATCCTCTGGGTACAAGGCATCTTTTAAAGAAAGTGAGATATTGTGTACAATGTCAGATCCATCTATCTCAATGTCGTTAGTTGTGATCAATACATTGAGAATAAGGTCTCCTGTCTCTTCGTTTGAACTCCATGGAGTTATAACTTCTCCAGAATTTCCATAACCTTTTACTCGAAGCTTTACAGAATACAGACCCTTCTTCATTTTTGTCATTGCATAAAAAGCTTCTCGCAAATCAACTGACACTCTCACAGTTTGACTCTTTTGATTAGTTTCATACGATACTTCAAATGGCGTACCAGTAAGAACCGTTAGTAAATCGACTTGATGATTATGAATGATGTCAAGATCCTTTTTAGCCTTACGACTGAATCCTGAATTAAATGAGCTAAAATCAGAGTATTGATATTCTCGATAAGCCGATTTACCAAAGCCGTGATCTCGAAACCCGCTAAAATCGAAGCTAGTCTGCTGTCTATCGTATTTAGCTTTCTTGGTTTCGTCAGACAGGGTCTCATACGCTTCAGTAATTTCTTTGAAGCGGCCCTCTCCATCTGGGTTTTTATCCGGATGGTACTTGAGTGCGAGTTTACGATAGGCTTTTTTAATATCGTCTTTCGTTGCATTCGTATCAAGTCCTAATGTATCGTAATAATTCGCCACGTTAGCTTATTTTACCCAATTACTTTCCGACTATTACTGTTTCTGACAAGCAAAGCACCTTTGCTGCTTCGACAACCTGTTGAGCTGCCCCTGGAGTAGATGGCATCTTTGCATCAATCATTCCAGCCAAAGCCTTTAGTACACCAAATAATCTGTCTCCAAGTACAGCTGGTCCTGTGATTGGGCTGTGTCCGACTCGAGTAGAATCTCCATCAAGCCAAATCGTATCGGCTGTCGCTCTAATTGCATTTGATGTGATATTTACTTGAGAGTCAGAAATTACTCTAATTACTGGACCTTCCATTTCAATAATTGATAGAGAGTCCTCATGCTCAAGAGTGATCTTTGACGTTTGATCGATATTAATTCTAGAATTCTTAAGCTGAATAGTTAAGCCTTTTTTGACAGTAAACCAGACTTTAAGTTCCTCGTCTCCGTCAAATAGGACAAAGTGCGCTCCCTCGTATTCTCCCTCTTTTCTAAGTTCTTCTTTAATATCGTCTCCGACCTCTTGGATTTGCTTATATTCTGGAGAATAAATGTCGCCTGAATTAAAATTGACACCAACGATTGATCCTTTCTTTGGGATCGACAGCGAGCCAGCCTTTCCATCTTGGCCAAAGAATGTCGGCTTTTGAATAGGCACTGCCCATGGAATATCATCAACTGCTAGATCGTCATATACTGTAAAAACTCGGATCTTACAACGACCTTCTTTCATAGGATCATTCACAGCAAGGACTTCGCCAAGATACTCTACTGTTGTAAATTCTCCACCGGTTGGGTCTTTAATTATATCGTGATCTGGATTTAGAATCATTGTTTTATGTTATACTCTATTTTACAATTTTGTTTTTATCCATATCCACCAGCGGTTCCTAAGTCTTGTGGATTCGGCGGTCCAATAGGAGCTCTTCTAGGAGTCTTTGTATAAATTTCACCGATTGCATTAGTGATACCAGAAGTAGGAATAATCGGCTCATATCTTCCAGAATAAACATTTCCTAGAGCATTTCCTTCAATTGCAGTTTGTAACTCATTTATGACAGAACCAATAACTCTGCCTGGAACTCGAGCAATATTAGTCACCTGTCGATTTATTTGACTTGTGAGAGATTGTACAGATCCTGACAAAATTCCAAGATCCAATGGAGTAGAGAAATCTTTAGTAATCGCTTCAACTGCTTGATATGAAGACTCTTCTGATACCCATTCTACATGAATCTTAAACGTTGGAGCAAAAGGCCTATCTTCAGTGAACGATTTTATGTCAACTGCAGTTTGTCCTCCTTGCATTGTGTCTGAGAAATCAAATTCGCAAAGCTTGCATCTGAATCTAACGTAGTGATTCCCATCCGTAAATTCAGAAGTCTCTCTGCGTCCAAGAAAGCCATCGACTGATTTTAAGTTTCTGATTTCAAAAAGATATAAGTCAAATGCAAATTTTCTAAGATTGTCCGGAACTCTATAGGCTCTACCTCTCTTATCGTAAATTGCATTTCTATAGTAATCTGCCATTTGTAAAATGCGCATGTCAACCGATTCATTACAGCTTACCGTCAATGTAACCTTCTTTCCAACATCTCCAACTTCCATAGATTTTTTCCAAAGATCAGCAACGCCTGAAATACTTTGAATATACCATGGAGTCTCTTGATAGAGAGTATTGAGTAAGGTGTGAAACTTTCTAAGGTTTCCAGCAGGACCATCTTTTGCTGAAACGTAAGTTTGGTTATATGCGCGTTGTAAATACTCCAACGTAGATAGTTCAAAACCGGTTGGCGAATTTGCCAAGTTTACTTCACGTGCAGCAGTTGGCTCCATATCCATTAGCAATGAATTGAATGCAATAGTCTCAGGGTGAGGGTCGCCTACTGATGGATTAAAGTCCAGGAAGAATGTCAAATATAACGGGTCCTCGTTTGCATAGACTGAACCTTTTCTAAAATAATTCATCACAGTCGGCAATCTATTGCCCTGGCCCAAAAAGTTTATGAAAGTTGGATTGCTCATCGCGTTGGTGTTATTAATTTTTGTCTCTCAGGTAGCCAGTTTCTCTTAGATAGTATCATTTCTGTTGTGTACACTGGTCGAGTTGAATTGTCTTTTCTGTATCGAATAACAACATCCTTTACATAATAAAAGTCAGTTAAATTTCGGTCGATGTATTCTTCATTTACGTTCGACGTGAAATCATTCTTATCTTCCATATAATTAGCGTTCGCTGCTGCTCCCATGAAGAGAGTTTCGCCAGCCTCTCGAGAGATCACTACTCTAACTCTACTTCCTCTGGGTACAGAGAAATTTGGACCGTTTAGTGTCACTTTAAGTTGGTTCTTGTAAAGCTCTTTCTCATTATGCATATTGATTACTCTTGCAAATTTGTAATTTTCATGAGCATTATTGTAATCAATGCCTATCCATTTGATAATATCAGACTCTGTAAACTCCGTAATCGTCGGTGTTTGGTGAACCTTTCCATCTTCTGGTTTCAAATCAGATAGCGGCTCAATAAAGAAATCCAATTTTTCAGCATTATGCCTATACCAATTTACTCTCTTTCTAAAGGATTCTGTCATTAGGACTCCGCCATTCTCACTTATCGGAGAATATTCTAAAATCTTCATATCATCTGCCTTTGAAGATTTTGAGTATGTCAATACCATTGGAACTTCCATCAAATTATCATTTGTCGAAAGATCGTCAACTCTTTCAGAGTCAATGTCTTCTCGAGTATTCATTCCAATATACGTAACGTCTACTTCCTGATCTCTAGAATACTGCTTTTCAACATTTATAAAGTTTAACACATAGCCTCTATCGATAAAGACCTGATAAAATGACTTTTCGTTAGTATATGCTCGGTCTGCTATCTTTTGAATAAACGTTTTATAACTCAAATTTGGATTGATCCAAGTCATCGTATCATTGGTTTGATTCTCGTTTGTTGCAAATCCCAAATTAAGATCCTTTGCAATAGCTCTCATTGCGTCAACTGACGTCATTTTTGAATAAGCAATTGACTTATTTGTATTTAGATTTGGAATATAGAGTTCACCAATATAATCATATCGAATACGGCCATCTGGCATTGTCATCGATCTAATATTCGTAATCAAATAATCGCCAGCAATCGACTTTAGCAGTTTGTTAGTTGGTGCAACAAATATGCTCGCAATTGGAGTAGTTGTTGGAAATCCCTCTGATGTAAAAATCTTAGCTGAGTCAATAAAACTAAAATAGATATTTGGTAAAAAATCAGCTTGCGAAAGCGTGAATGACAATAGATCAGATTCAATAATCAGGAATCCTCCAATACTAATCATCGGAAATTTCTTACCACGCTGTCTATCATATCCTCCAGACTCTGGGTCTAGGGCCTTGACTTGAGCATCTTTGGACTCAAGGTCCAACATCTCAATTTTAGTTGGCGTGATCTTAGGCGCAAACTCAACAAGAACTTGGTTTTTAACCGCCATTATCCGAATATTTTATTTTTTAGCAAAGTCTCTTTTAGTTTAGCTCTAGAGATAGGATCTGGGCAATCCTCTTTCTTCACAGCCGTGACGTCTGCTCCAAATATAATTCTACCATTGACTACTTTGACCGCATCATCCAACGCAACTGACGTTGGAACAGCGAGAGCACCTTTTGCTTTTAAGTAGTCAAGGCGATTCTTATCTTGCTTAGACTTAGGTTTCACAATATCTGCAACTTGACGAACTCTATTATCTGCAATATTAAGAGGGTCAACTATCATACCAGATAAAACCTCAATATCTGGAATTCTCCAAATCATACCTTCATGTACAGAAAATGGATTTGAAATACCGTTATACTTCATTAATATACAAGCGTATGATTCATCCTTTAAAAATCCGTTTGCAATTAGATCAGGCCTCATTTCGAGTTCTTTTTCTACAATGTAAAATTCGCCAACTGACTTTTGGATTCCCAAAAAACTTATCGAGCGTCGAACTACATCGACGACGCTTGTTCCTAATTTCATAAACGTCTTTTTTGACGTAAGTGTTCTTAATTGAAGCATTAGTTACTACCAAAGTCTTTTTTATAATAGATTGACAGCAATGAATCGTCAACGTAAGATTTATCTCGCATGCCGACTTTAACCGTTCCATCTGTCTGTTTTGTTCCAGTTCGATACCCGTATGCAAGGCCGACTCTGTCTCGTGCTCTAGAAAAGCTTGCAGATTTAGAAGCAAGTTCATCTGCTGCTGCTCTCCTTTGATCTGCATCGGCTGAACCGAATGCTGATTTGTAGAGTTCATTGTTCTCGTCACCAAATGTATCTTCTTCGCTTGATGCCTTTACTTTTGTTGAACCTAAGCCGACTACGCCAGAGTTAAACATTCTCTCAATCGCAAATTTATCTCTAGGTTTTCCTTGTTTAAGTTGAACCGTAAAAGTTATTCCAGTCGGAAAATCTTCAGGTCCAATCTCATCATCAAATGTTGCTTTTGTATCAGTCACAAGTAAATCTCCCATTACGAAGATTGGGTTTATTGGATTTCCTACAACAATGTGCCATTCTCCAACTGGTCTATCCGATAAAGCTGACTTAATCGATATTAAATTCGGAATAAGTTTTTCAGCCTTTGTTCCTGCATATACTGACGCGGCTGTTCCTGCAGTATTCAGTAAATCTTTCATACCTTTCTCAGTTGTTGCATTTTGAATCACATTAGAAATTGAGCCCTTTGCTGCAATTCCGGCAGCAAGTAATTGATCTCTAATTTCCGCGAGGGCTTGTTTAGCCGTTAATTTACCAGCCGCCCATAACTGCAATTTGCTCGTTAGATTTTGAGTAGTTGTCTGGTCAAATTTTAGACCAGGGCGTTGAAAGTATCTTGATAACTGTCCCAAGAACTGAGCATTGTTATAAGTTAATTGTAAAAAGTTTGAAATCAAGTCTAGGGCTGCCATTTTTGGACTTAATCCAGAAAACGATCTAAACTGATAGTGAAAGTTTATAGTAAATGGCGCGCCGTATTGGTCTTGAACTCCTCTAGCTCTTCTTTGTGATTTGTGAATCACGTTAACTGGACCATAAACTCTATTCCAATATGGACCAGAGTCTTTATTGTATGCGCTTTTCACGTATTCCTGTAATTTCTTATCTGTCCCAGTTACCTCAGCCATCTTATTAAGATCATTCGTTACAAGTTTAGTTCCAATCGCAACCTTAATCGCTTCTGCAATTCCGGCACCAGCTGTTCCGCCTAATCCAGATACAATACCGACTAGATCATCGACTGTGACCTCATTACCATCAATATCTTGTTGAGTTACTGACAATTCTTCCCAAGGCATGTTCCATTGAAAGTTACCAATCTTCGATAATTTATTACCGGTCTCATCTCCAAACCAGGTAACTGCTTGTGCAATTGGAATGAGAGATGCTTTATTTTGACTAGTTAAACTATCGTCTACTGGGAATGGATAACGTCTTAGTGTAATAAGCCTATTGTTTGGAATTTTTCCATAATATTTACAAAAACCGAAATCAGTCCAAGCATAAGGTTGGAATCCAAGTTTAGTTAATGGAGAAGCCTTAGCTCCCCAATCAATAATCGTTTGAGCAGTTGGGTTAACTATTTGAGCAAATGCATTATTGTATGCGCTACCTAATAAATTATTTCTACCCTGTGCAGCGCGGTCTTCTCTAAATCTCTGAGCTGCTGCGTTACTTGACGGATTTGATCTAAGTAGGCTTTCTTGATCGCTTAATGAATTGTTGGCTGCATCTAAATTTGCTCTAGATGTTGCTCTAAATGTATAACCTGCAAAGTGAGCAGACGGTTCATATTTGTCCAATATATTTGAACTATATGAAAACGTCGTAAAATGGTTGAATAGAGAGTCGACTCCTTGATTAAGGTTATCGTAATCGACCAGATCTCTCATCTTAAGCCAATCCTGTCCGCCATTTTGCATATAGCTAACTGAAGAAAAGAATTGTTCTGTTGTTAATTTAGTTCCAGAAATTGCCATTTAACAGCTCGTTTGTTTTTATTATTTATCGAACTTGACAAAAAAGGGAGGTGAGAACCTCCCTACTAAGTATCGTTTGACTTATTCGCCTAATTGAAAGTCATAGACAAATTTCTTAGGATCTAAATCTCCTGGGACGTCTATTTCTAGATTGTATGGAATTATTGGCATCGAGCCGACACTGACCCTAGCTCTAGGTTCAGTATCCGATATTTCAAGTTCCCATTCAAAAGCTCGATCGTCTTCCACTGTGTCCCAAACGATGAAGTTTAGAATCAGATCAACTCTTTTTAGTGAAGCGTCTATACTGTCGATCCCAGTTGAACCATAGTCAACGTCGATCGCATAGTATACTCTAACCAAACCAGCTTCGATTTCTTCTAGTTCAAATCTGCTCTTGTTTTCAATTCCATAATTGACCAATTGTGCCTCTTCTTCTTGATTCCAATCTGGGAATCTGCGTTTGATCTCTTTAACTAACTCTGCCGGCATTGGCATCGAAGATTTGTAATTCAAAGAATAATCTCTTCGTTCAAGATCTGCTGAAAATAGACCAGTTTGAGGATCATATTTTTCGTTAACTGCTCTAACTTTCTTTGCGAGGTCCTTGTCAGCTTTTCCCCATGTGCCTTTTCCTTTGGTAGCAAAAGAATTTACTCTTGCCATTGCCCATTGATGTTGGCTTACTCCAGGTCTGTGGCCTGTTCTCCAGGCAGCAAGTCCGCGATTGTAGACTTTCTTAAGGATTCCCTTTGCGATTCCAGTCTTCTCAGACTTGTTTGAAAGAGCTTTATCTACTTCGCCCTCATTGATTGCAGCCGATTCACCAAACATCTCTTTGAATTTCTTAGTATGGCTACTCATCTTTGTTTTGTATGGCTTTCCCGATTTATCATAGTCCGCTTTCCATCCACCATTTGGATGAGACGTGTACGCTGAAGCATCATCTTCGTCCTTGTGTGCATGCTTCTTGATCTCGTCCTTCATTGCCTTAGCATTCTTCGTAAGGTATTTTGGATTAATCTTTTCAGCAACATTTGCAGGCTGGAGGTCTGTTTCCATGAGTCCAGATAGAGTAACAATGCGTCTACCGTTTTGATCAGCGACCGGTTTATCAAGTTCAACTTCATAGAAATTAATTCCAGGCAGATGAGATTGGCTGTATCGTTCAACTACTGTTGCGATTAGGCCATCTGCTGCTTGGAAGATCTCATTCTCCAGTCTTTCTGCTGAAAAAGTTAAGATTACCTTGTCATCTATTGTGTAATTCATTTCTTTTTAGCTTTTTTCTTTTTCTTCTTAGGCTCTTCCTCAGGTTCTAACTGATCACGAAACTTTTTGATCTTTAGTCGAGCTTCAATTGCCTCGGCTCTAGCGTCTCTACGTTTCTTTAAAAATTTGTCAGTCTTTGTTACCTTTCCGTCATTATCGATGTCCTCATCTTCTTGTCCAACTGGATCAAGTTTAGCTTTCTTTGCCTCATTAAGGATATATTGATCAAATTTATAGAGCTTCATCTTACTCAGGTTTTTTATAGATTTTTACTTTCAGACTACCAGTTCCTTTAATGAGTCTGTGCCACTCATTTTTTGGAATTCTGATGTCTTCATTAATATTTATAGGAAGAGAGTTGTCTAGTTGGAACTTCCAATCAGTTTCATGTAGAGCAACTATCTGACGATCTTCATTGTCTCGATGCCACATAAGTTCTCTTGGATCAACGGCTTCTGTGAATTCACGAATAGTGTATTCAGCTGTCACTTCGTGATCAATGTAAGGCTCAACTATCTCCATTACCAAAATCCAGGATAAGTTTTACCTCCCCATAGATGTGCATATCGATTAATTCTGCATGCCCAGTAACCAGCTTTAGTCTTATCATTCTTGAGATGACATCTGTGTCTAGCCGCAAATGACTTTCTAGCTTTAGGATCGCTCACTTTAGCAGTAAGACCTCCATGCACATCTCCGAATGCAAGTTTGATTACCCTCTTTGTTTTGGGATTCATGACATAGACGTGATATTTCTTCTCTCCGCCTCGTCTTGGTACATTCAGTTCAACATCTCTGCCTTTGTATTCAGCTTCATTGATCTCAAGGTCTTCTAGTGGAAGATCTAGTGCAACGATTTGACCCTCATAGACGCCGACTCTTCCCAAGTCGGAAGTTTCAAACAGCTCTTCTGTGACTTTGTCTACTTGGATCCAACCATTAAACCATAATTCTCTAGCTTCGGTCAACAAATTGACATGGGCCTCACTGCCTGGTCTGTATACAGACTCAGCAACACAGAAGTCATTATCCAGATGATACTGGAGTCCTTCTGAGATCATAAAATCTTGATTATGATTAGACCAATTCTCAAATAGTTGAACGTACCTCAAGTGATCTGTAATGATTTTAGATTCCTTGCTCTCTTCTAAGCATCATTTCGTCATGCTCCATTTGATCCTTAGACATTTGGTCAAGTTCCTCTTCTGAGTATTTACCTTGTTTGCTAGGCTCATCCATTTCGCCTTTGATAAAATTGAATACTTCTTCAATATCGTCTTTTGACGTAGCGATATGATCTACTGCCCAGCTGTGTCCATTTTGTAGAAGTTTATCTACTTCAATTGGATCCATTGTCAATAGCATTTCGCATTGTCTTTTGATTTGCTCTAGATTACCAAAGAACATGTAGTTCTCTGCTTCATGTTGAGCCTCATGATCAATATTCATATTGTCGTTTTCATTAACGAATTGATCAAATCTTTTAAGTAGTGCCATTATTGTTGATTTTTATTTTTCCAAAATTCTGCGAATTCCATGATTCGCTTTTTCTTTTTCTTTGGATTGAAGTTATCTCCTGATCCAAGAGAAGTTTGAGTAGGTGGCGTAATTGGACCCATTGAACCAATTGATCCGGGTACCTGAAATGCTACACCGGGACCAGCTTCCTCATTAGCTTTCGCTTTCGCGGCATATTTGTCCAAGTATTCAGTAGTCGGCATCATTAATCTAGATATTGCATCAGCTTTCATTTCGCCTTCTCTGCCTTTGACCGCTTTACCAATAGTCTTTGCTAACTTGTTTAGACCTATTGAATAGATTGTTGAGAATCCTTTACCTATCTCTTCAGCTGCTCTATAGCCAGCCGTTTGATTAGTCGGAGTAAAGATTGTATTGAGTAGGTCAGATGCTTTTTTACGAGCTCTACCTAAAAACGATGCATCTGCAATTTGTTTACCAGACACAGGTAACATAACAGTTTGAAATAATGGAAGTTTGATATTGAAATCATAGTGAATTCCCTTGTTCATATCGATCTTAATCGACTTGTCTTGGGCCTTTTTAAGAAGAGTCTCTTCGATTTGAGTTACCCATGACGTCAAATATGCTTTTGAATCTTCATCCAAATTTTCGTTTTGACCAATTCTAACCATTTTTAATAAACGAGCAGTTTCCTTGATTTCCGCTTCAGTTGAATAGAGCTGTTCGTATTCTAAAATATCTTGAACGATCTTTGTGAAGTGAATGTTTGCTTTACGGCCAGACTTTATCTCTTCGAGCTTATCTTGACCAATTTCTTTAGCAACCTCATCTTCAATCTTTTTAGATGCGTCAGTTACTCCAACTTTAACTTCTTCTGGATACTCTTCAGTAATTTCCTCAAGAATTTGAACGTCTTCAATTACGGCAGCTGCTGCGTTAATCTTTTCAGCTTCGTCATCCGATTTTTTAATAACGACTAATTTATTCTTAACTTCCTCCGATTTTACTAGGATCGGAGAATAGTAATATGCAAATATGTCTTCTCTAATCGAACTAAGTTTTGAAATCACAGGTGCAGATTTCTCGCTCTTTGCTCTAGAGTAGATCAAATTAAGAGTATCAATTCTATCCGAGATCTTAGCAATATCTAAATTGAGAGATTTGATGTAGTCTGGATTTTGAACCATCGACTTTAGCGCCTCAGCTAGTTTAGTTTTAGCGATCCCGATTCTGATTTTACAATATTCCAAGTAATCGTTCATTGTAGAAATTACTTGATCTGCTGTAAACGCATTGATAAAGTTCTCGTTATTCAAATAACGTTGAACATCACCATCAATCAAATCATCGATCCACTTGTCGATCTTGTCGTATTTGTCCTGTTTTTGACTAGTGCTGTCGCCGTCACCGCCTGAGACCTGAGCAAGATCATTGCCTACGCGAATGATATCCGCTTCTAGTAGAAGGTCCTCGTATTTTGCAAGTCTTGTTACTTTTAATCTCATCGTTGGTTAAGCAAATATGTTAATTTGTTTCTAAGCATTTTGATGTTGTCCATCTCGTTAAAGAGTTCTGAATCTTCTTCCTTATCGAATACTTGACAGAAGATGCTGTAGCACTCGTCAACCATTTCACAAAAATCCATGTGGTTTCCGCTATAATCAGTAAGTCCGATTTGTGCGTCTCCGAATTGGAAACATTCAACTCCATATTTACCAAGGATTCCTTCAACGATTGCATCAGCAAGCGGTAAGAATGCATCATAAAACATTCCAAATTGAACGTGTTCAGCTTCCATTTTAGTTTGCCAGTGATTAATGTGTGCCTGGTCTCTTACTTGAAGGAGTGCCAAAATAAAATGAGTCGCTTCGTATTGATTTTCTTGAGATCCGATCTCGAAATTTTCTAAGTTCATTTTTTAGTTTTTTGTTTTTTTGCCCAGTCGCTAAAGGGTATCACCCAAAAGTTTCGTTCGACGCTCTTTTTCATGAAGTCGTGAACAGGGCTTCCAGTCGGATGCTGAAGTATAGCATTCTTAAGAGGCTCCTTGCCTTTTCTGTACTGGTCTAAGTTTTTGTGAGAATCTTCCATTTCAGGTTTATTTATTCGTTGTGTTAACTGAATCTTTCAACAGACTTCTGTGAAACTAGTTGACTGATAGACTGTATAATCTTAGAAAAATCACAATAAAGAGGTGAAATTTGAAGATATTACTCCAGAAGACGCAGAACACGTATCTAAAATCTATTGGAACAAGGACCTTACTTGGGACGAACGAATGGACAGACTTGTCGAATACTTCGGCAAATCTACCAGAACTGTTCAAAAATGGCTCAGTAAACTTGGCATAAAGGAAAAGCCTGATCAGGAATCTCCACAGTACACAAAGGCTAAAGAAAGAACCCTTGACCAACGTAAGAAGAAATTTATAATTACTTGGGCCCAAAACGATACACCTGTTCATGAGCCGTTTATTAATAACATTGAGGCTTATGCAAAATACATTAATGCTAGCATTCACGTAATCGCTGGACGCTATAAAAATCCAACATCAGTCTTTACCGATAAGAGCTATGAGACTTGGAGCGATCGAATTTTAGATTATCTTGATGCAAATCGCCATGAGGTTCATAAGTACATGGCAATCATGTCAGACGTTAAGATCCAGCCGACTGCGGTAGATCCGATGACGGGTTTACAAGGAATGTCAGGAATAAATTCATGCGTCTTTGGTTCGCCTAAAGTTCAACTTGAAACAATTCCAGTCCTTGAAGGTAATGTACCTAAAATGATGCTGACGACCGGCGCCTGCACAGTTAGTAATTATACCGATTCCAAATCCGGTAAAAAAGGAGAGTTCCACCATACACTAGGTTTTGTAATCATTGAAATTAAGAATGATGAAATCTTCTTTGCTCGTCAAGTAACCGCAACTGATGATGGTAACTTTTCAGATCTATTCTTTCATACTGAATATGACGAAGAGACTCAATCTAGCAAAGTTTCTCGATTAGATAAGATCTCAGCAATTGTTCTTGGGGACCTTCACTATGGCCAGCATGACGTAAGAGTCGTTAAAAAGACGGTAGATCTATTTAAGAAGCTTGAGCCAGAAAATGTAGTTCTACATGATGTGTTCGACGGACTCTCAATCAACCATCACGAGCTCAACGATCCATTTATCCAATTCCAACGAGAAATGGATGGATCTAACTCTCTCAGAAATGAGATTGACGCAATGCTGATTGGACTAGAAAGCTTTAAAGATTATAACGTAACTGTTGTTCGCAGTAATCATGACGACTTCTTAGATCGATGGCTGAAGAGCACGGATTGGCGAAAAGCCAATACTCTACGTAATTCGATCGAGTACATGGAGTTTGCAGCCCTACTTCTTAGAGGTCAGGCTCCGCAAGGCATTATCCCATATCTTATTAAGCAGAAATTTCCAAACTTCAATACTCTCGGTAGAAGCGATTCATTTGTTATCAATGATTGGGAATTGGGATTGCACGGTGATGTTGGATCAAATGGATCTAGAGGATCCCTGCTTCAATTTAGAAAGCTTAATAGAAAGATGGTAGTTGGACACTATCACTCACCTGGTCGTAAAGACGGAGCATTATCAGTTGGAACGTCAACTAAATTGCGAGTTAATTATAATGTAGGACCAAGCTCATGGCTTCAATCACACGTCATAATTCACCTTGATGGAAAGGCTCAACATATTAATTTCATTAGTGGAGAATTTACAACCCTATCTTAAAGATCTCGGTTGTAAGTAAAGAATTCTGAATGAATTGCTGAAGGCGTAAGACTCTTGTATTTTGCAAAGTCTTGCGCCTTTATTGCGTCTAGAGCTTCGAATGCTTCAGGCGAATAAGGAATTGCAAATAGATTCAAGTTGTTTTTAAGATTAAGATTTCTTGATCGTTTCTTTGCGTGTTCTAATTGAAGAGCCATATCTGCAAGTCTACCCTTTTCGGCACAAAGACTTACTGGTTCAAAATCTGGTTTAATTACATTGATCACTTTTGCGATATCCGCCTCGTTCACTAAGAAGAACCCAGCCACCCTCTCTGGATTAGATGATGCGTACTTCTTTAGAGTAGTTTTAATCGTTTCAGGTGAAATTGGGAACCTCTTGGATTTGGTTCCAGGATGGACTCCTATTAAAACTACAGGATGACCATTCTCTTCAAACATTCTATCAATAACTCGTGAATGACTATTTGTGATTGGTTGAAAATCTGATATGATTATGTTTGCAAGTTTAGTCTTGCGTTTTTCTGATGGAACTTCAGCAAACGATTCAAAATAACCAGGCTCAGAATCCGTTCCAACAAACTCAGAGAAAGTTGGAAAGTAATTTTCGTATAGGACGTTCTCGTTCACGATGTTTGCGATTTTGTTGATTTGTGAGTGTAGTATCTCTTTCATCGGCTGTGTGAAGAAACTTGCACCAATTCGGATATTCTTCTTTCTGAAGACATTAAGTAGAATTCGATAGATCTCCTTAAAGTTTGGATTAGTTTCGATCGTCTCAATAACTTCAGGATTGTTGATTAGATTAAAATTGACGCCAAACTCGTCCTTTTTCAAATAGTCTGGAATTTTAATATCTAATCCTAAATACTTATCGCCAAATTCTTTGACAAATCCCAAATAAATTGAATTAATTAGTGAGACGTACTTCTCTTCTGGAGAATTTCCATCCATATCAAGAGCTCTAAGCTCAGCATTAGAGAACCTTTCGATATAGTTCATTAAATCTATTACTGTGATCCAAATGTAATCATCACTCTTTTTTGATTCAGCTCTTTGCGTCTCAGCTCGTTGGATAGCATTCTGCTGGAACCATGGATCTACTAATTTTGCCAAGAAAACTGAATCCTCTTTAGCGTCAACTTCTGGATCGTAAAATCTAAAGACTAGGCCTTCAATTGCCTTGTCTAATCCTTCTTTTAGGAATGAATCTTTTATTTGTGGATTGAATACTCCAAGTATATGTTTCGTGAATGATTCGGTCTTAAACTTTTCAAGTAACTCTTCAGTTGGCGTATAAATGAATTCCATTATCTCGACCTTTTGATCATCAGTCAACTTGCCTTCAAATACGATAGGTGGACGTTCAACTTGTAATTTATCAGCCCATTCATTAAGCGTCTTGCTGTCCTGAACAGTCTTTGCGATATTTCCGCTTTCGTCCAATACATGAACATAGCTGAGAATCAATTGATTTTGTGGAAGTCTGTCGTATTCAATATTTTGTGAATTCTTATTTGTGAAGAACTCAAATCCAAACGTGTGACCGCATGGAATGCTCTCTTTGCCAATAGATTCAAAATGAGAAACAGCCGGTTCGTAGTATCGGCTTAAGACTCGATCGATATACGAGATCTTACCGTTCTTTTTGAGATATTCAGTCTGGCCAGTTTCGCAGCTCTTTTGAACTCCAAAAAACGCGCCATCCATCTTCTCATTCACGATTACGTGTTTGTTAAGAAGGTTTTCGATAAACTCCTTGCCTTTCTTTTCTGCAAGGTCTTTAATGTGTGATAATCCAGCCATACTTGGTTTTATTTATTCAAACCAAGCGCGAGATTACAAGATTGTATGAATTGGTTAACTGACGCTTGGTCAAAGGTATTTTTAGCGAGGTGTATTGAATTGTTACGATCGGTGTTAGCTAGATCATAAACTCCATCCTGAATGAAATCTGACATTAAGTCAATTTCGTCTTGAGTTCTTACTTTGCCATCCCAGTGATCTTTTTGCCTTTCGGCATCGCCAGTTTGGCCTTCTGGTAAAATGAATATTGTATTGCAGTTACGAAATAGTTCAGAGCCGACTAGCTTCAAGTATTCCTGTCTAGCTCTAGTCTTAGTCAATCGGTTTCTGAGAATTGCCCAAGTGTAAGCAGATACAATAGCTCTATCAAAGATCCATAACTTATCAGAGTATTGAGGCCTTAAGTTCATTTCCATAATGGTCATGATATTGCCAAGGCTAAAGTAATGAAGTCCGGGCTGATCTTCTTGCCATTCAAGATCAAGGGTCTTCAAATGATTTGCGAAATAAAACTTGTAGTACTCGACTCTTGGGTCAGTATTCTGCTCAAGAAATCTTTCAATCAGATAAGTTTTACCACTGTGTCGTGGTCCTTCAACAAATAGTATCATAATATAGTTAGTCTTTCTACCTCAGCATTCGATTCGAGTAAACAGGCAGTTTCCCAATCGATTTTGACTATTTTACTCTTATCTACAAAATAAAAGACGATATCGATGCCTGATCCATTTATGCCTGAATCTAACAGATATGCAGTGTAGCAAATGATCTCCCAAAGAGAATCTTCAAAAATAGTAATCGACTTGGGGTCAGTGTCTCGGATCATATCAAGTACAACATCGGCTTTTTGTGAACCTCTGCCTAGAAAATGAACTTCGTGAAACATTAAATTGTTCTCATGAAGTATCTCCATGACTCTGGATTTAGTTGCCGATACTCTGTGAGTAATTAGAACATTGTGACAATCTTCTTTAGTCTTGTCAATTGTGTTTTTAATTCCTCTGATATTAAATCGATCAGACAGAGATTCTGGTGAATCAAACCATTCGTATGGAGATTTTCCTTTGGCTTCTGAACATGTGTATCCGGGAACCCTAAATAAGGTTTCGTCAAAGTCAAACACGTTGATATGAGTAACATTTTCCATACGACTCTTTTACTGATAAATAACTGTATAGTTTAGACCAATTTACCTAATTATGGAAAAAATGATAAGAAAGACACGTGAAATTCAAGGAAACCGTTATACGGCAATCCGAGATTGTGTCCAGGCTCAAAAGCCATTTGCAATTTATAACTTTACTAATGCAAAGCAGTACAGTTCTTTCCTTAAAGATCTCGACAATTATGGAAAACTTAACTACGTTCTGCAAGTTCTTAAGCCTGCTAACAGCATGATGAGGTATCCGAGCATCTTTATTACAAATGATGGAACTGACGTTTCAACCGAAGATTTCAAAACCATAGTTAGAGGCTCAATGACTCACTACAGTCTAGACTCAGTTGTCTGTCTGTATGACGGAATGGTTGCAGTTTTCTACAAAAATGGAGATCACAGTCTAATTGGATCAGACATCTATTCAAGCTCTCACGTTAATGAATTTGAATCAGATTGCTATCAACTAGAAGGCATCTTTTATACATTCATCTCTTAAAACCTTCCGATCGTTTGGTGTAAAAGAATACGATGCAAGAAGGAACTCAAAAACGATCAGTAGCTGAAGTTTTCAAGGAAAAACGTGAAAGCTATTCAGCTGAAATTTACGACGGTATTAAGTTATTGGATAACATTAAGAAGATGACAAATGTTCAGGTGATCTTCTTGAGTTTGCGCCAAAGATTGTTAGAGGAGAATCACACTCTTCTAGAGCACTTCACTCGACTCAAAAAGACATATCGCGAAAAGAAAGGCGAAGAATGGGTCGAGACTTCTAAGAGCATGCAACTTCGATTTAACTCAAACGAAAAGAATACAATTGTTGACGGTAAGACTGCCGAGATTAAGGAAAGACTCGAGCAGATCGAGAATCAAATTGCCTTTTACGCAGAATCTATCAAAACTGTCGATGCAGTACTCTTCGGTTTGAAGACTCGAGTCGACGTAGAAAAGCTGCTCGGCTAAAATATGCCCACCAGATTTGTTAAAATTCAAAGTAACAGATGATCGTCAATTTTTACAGTTAGTACATTCTGACCTTAAAAAAGAGGCAAAAGACCTAAAACTCTACTTTAGAAAGAGGCAAAAGGGCTATCACTTTAATGCTCTCTATAAAAGAAGACTCTGGGACGGCTACGATAAGTTTATCGATACTGAAAATCGAATAGGGATCGGTCTCTGGAGAGAAGTCATCAAATTCGGAAAGCAATTCGGTTATGAAATTGATATTGAAGGGCTAGAGAGTCTACTCAATCTGGACTTTACTAGAGAGATGCTTCAAAAATTTACAGATGTTTTATTGGACGGATCTGGAATAGTTCCAAGAGACTATCAAATGGAGGCAGCTCACCGTGCTTTAAAGTACAAATTCTGTGCTCAAGAACTTGCAACATCTGCTGGTAAGACGCTTATTCTCTACATCTATATTTCATTCCTAAAAAGAAAAGGAATCGTATCAAAGGATAAAAAAGCGCTAATTGTAGTTCCAAATATCTCGCTAGTCGGACAAACTGCTGAAAAATTTGACGGCGACTATCAGACTGGTCTCTTGACATACAACGTAATGCAGATCGGGGGTTCAAATAAGTATTCAGATAAAAAGTTTGATGAAGCTGAAGTAATCATTTCGACATATCAGAGTCTTGCAAATCGACCTCCTGAATGGTTCCTTAATTTTTCAGTTTTATGTATTGATGAAGCTCATACATCTAGAGGAAACTCGATCAAAGATATTCTATTGAACTCAAAGAATGCTGAATATAAACTCGGTCTTTCTGGTACAATTCAAGTAGACGAAGAGTTCTCGGACTTCTTTAAGATTCAGCAATACTTGGGACCTCTATCAATGGTTCTCAAATCAAGCTTCCTAATTGAACAACAGCACTCACCTAATGTTTACATTAAGATGCTGAAGTTACAATATCCAGCTGACGAAGAATGGGTCAAAAAATATTACTGGCTGCAAGAGAATAACAAGTCGGTTGATGGCAAAACGATGTTTACAATGGAGAGAGAATTCATTGTAGGCTATGAGCCTCGAATTAATTTCATCTCGGCTCTATGTAAGAAGCTTGAAGGTAATAAATTGATCCTATTCATTAATGTTAAAGATCAATATGGTGCGCGCATAGCCGACAAGATTCGCGAATGGAATACAAACTGTCATTACATAGACGGTGAAGTTGGCGATAAGGATCGAGCTGCCTACAAGGACGAAATGGAAAAGGGCGAAGGTGTCGTATTAGTTGCATCATACGGTACTTTCTCGACAGGTATCGACCTAAAGAATGTGAACCATATCATCTTTGCGGAAAGTTACAAATCCGAGATTACAATTCGTCAATCAATTGGTCGCGGAATGAGACAACTTGCTGGAAAGCATGAAGTCGTAGTCTACGATTTAATTGACGATTTACGTGGCTATATTGTAAAGCATGGTGCTGCTCGTGAGAAAATCTATCTCAGAGAGAAATTCATTGTGTCAAAACACAAATATGATCTTAGTAAGTTTCTCGAATAGACCAATCTTCTGAATCTGACCATGTATGCACATAGTAGTCAGGTTGAGTCTTTCTACGAGAGTAACGGTTTCTACCAATTGCAATCTGTTCAAATCCTTCTCCCCATCCGTCAGAATACTGACCGCTTAGGAATTCTTTCATTGAGTCAATATCCTCTTTAGTAGCTTCTTCTTCAAATTCAACCTTTACTTTGAACTCGCCATCATCAGTTAAACCGACTGCTTTAATTGATCGTGCTTGATTATCGCCTTCATAGTATTGGAAAAGGTTTGAGCTATTAAAATCAGTAACAATTTCTTGTTGAAGCTCAGTTAGATCAATCGCGGAGTCTTCTAATTTAACTTGCTGATTTGATGAGTCTTGTAATTCAGACCAAATTGTATCAAAGAATTCTGCATCCGGATCAGAATCATCGTTCTCTTCACGATCTTCTCCTTGAGAAAGAGCATACGCGAAGTCAAATCCATATTCTCTCATAATATCAACTACTTGTCTAGGATCCAATTCCTGCAAGTAATCATACATTGCAGTATAATCGTCAGACACAGTAAGTGGTGAAACGAAATAAACGACCTTTGATCCACCTAGACCAAGATCTACTAATTTTGTTCTCTCTTCTCCTGAGAGATTCATCTTATCTAGTGACTCTGCATTAAAGTCTTCAAATAGTTTAAGGTGTTTCATATTAATAACTTTCGTGATAATTTTCTCTTTCGTTCTCAAGGAAGGTTTCCTTTGCAGTTTGTTCAAACTCTTCGTGAGCTTTTATTACGAATTGGCAAGCCTCTTCGTGTGTCTTAAGAGTCTTTAGCGCATCTTCTGCTTCTCTCTTTAGATCATTATATTCATTCATGATATGATCGTAATTTGCAGTGTCGCCAATTAGACCAACTTCTGCAAGATTTTCTCTTTCTTCTGGTGTCAAATTCAAAATCGAGTTAATCTCCTGAATTTCGGCATCGCTTAGTTCGTTAACTGCCTCCATGTAAGAGTCTAAGTACGTATCCAAATCACTAATAATGTCTTCAGGATCCTTGTCCGGTACAAGCAACATCCATCCGCCACTTCTGCCGCCCATTGAAATCTTGTCGAAATCTGCTCCAAATTTCTCTAGGAATACGTTCTGTTCAAAATCTTCGATCTCGTCGTTTAGGAATCTGAACCAGCGATCCATCATCGTTTCTTCATATTCGTCAGGTTCACCAATAGCTTCTCGCCAATCATCAACATCCGGCCATTCATAGGTCTTAACGTTGATTGCGTAGTGAGAACTTCGTTGCTCTCTGCTTTCTCGATTATACCAATAAGAGCTACGATCCATCATGTGATTTGCTTGAGCGTCACATGCTTCCAATAGCTTTTTAATAGGTTCCCCAAGCACAGGAATCTTCATATACTCAGCTTCTGAGTAATTGTCTGATGATTCATTAATAAACTGTTGGAAACCTTTTAGAAATCTCACTTTCCTGCCTGCTTTTTTGAGATCTCAATTGCTTGTAATTGCTTGATTGCTTTCTTTTTGCTCGGGTGAGTGCCCAGAGTCTTTTTACCTTTAGAGTCTTTAACTAACCATTTGTCTCCGTGCTTTTCAATCTTTTCGTTAATAAACGCTTCGAAACCATGAACTCTTCTTTCTGATACTGCTGCCAATGCGACTGGCTGTGGTTGGCTTTGTGCTTGTAAGACCGGTTGAGTCTGTATGTTTTGATTTACTTTAGCTACTAATTCAGATACTTTTGTTTGAATTAGCGTAAGCTTTTGAACTTGATCAGCCGTTAGAACCATCTCGGCCTCCTCGACCGTATAGAGAAATTCTATAAACGAATCAATATTTTCAGTTTGCATCTAGTTAAAGTGATATTTTTGCAGCAATTACTAGCCCAAGTATAAGTTTCGTATAAACTAATCTAAACTCGTAATAAGTCATAATGACCTGATACTCGTCGGGCGTTAATTTAACGATTCCTCGCTTGTTTGCTAATTTATTGATGTTATTTATTAGCTTGGTGGCATCCAAAATAGATCTTTCGCCAACCAGGGCAGTCAGGACATCAGCAAATGTTGAATATGTCAACATCGTCTTTGTGTCCGACAGTCTTTTTATCCAGTCATCTGCTATTACCGTAACATCTCGTCTGAATAAGATGTCGTTTGACATTAGTGCTTCTTCTAGTAATTTAGCCGTCGTGTCCAGCTGGGTCACCGTGTCAGCTCTATTAAATATCCAAACCAAGTCATTTTCGTGTATATTAATAGAGAATTTTGCAACCCTAGATAGAGTGAATTTGATTACCGGTGAATCGTATTTAGACGGCTTGCTCTCTAGCATATCCGGTGCCGGCATAGGCTTTGGAGCAGAAGGGAGCTCGCCGACTTCAAGTTGGAAGTCAGAAAATGGGAAGTTCATTAACTCGGGGTACTTCTTGTTTAATATTGTTCTGTCGTCTAATAACAATGTAGCCATCAGTTCTTTTGTATATTTATTCAAGATTATACTGAAACTCTAAACTTCGTTTCGAATTAGTGTATAACACATAACAGAAAAATGCATTCAATGAACAAGACAGAAAAAGAACAACTGATTAAATCCTTAGACCTCAAGCAGAACGCCATCAAGATCTTGATTAACTCGTTCTATGGAGCCTTCGGTAACCGTTACTTCTACTTTCACAACAACGAGATAGCCCAGTCAATTACTTTACAAGGGCAAGATCTAATTAAGTTCTCAATCCGAGCCGTAAATCACTACTTTCGAAGCAAATGGCATCTTGATCACGAGTTGCATGAAAAACTGGGAATCGCCGGTCGAGAGATTATACCTATTGACAAGGATGCAGCGATCTACACAGATACTGACTCAGTCTATATATGTTTCGACTATGCAATCCAATCTGTTCCTGGGCTAAGTCAAGAACTTAGTTCAACTGATCAGCTTCAGTTTGTTCTCTCGATCAATCGATACCGCCTTAAAGACTATTTCAAGCAGGCTTTCCAAAAGTATGCAACTCATTTTCACACAGATAACCGTCAAGACTTTGAGCTAGAAAACATTTCTCGATCAGCAATTTGGCTCGCTAAGAAGAAGTACATTCTGAAAGTATCGTACAAAGACAATAAAAAAGAAGAGCTCTTAAACAAAGAGTTCCTTATCATTAAGGGACTTGAAGCTATTCAAGCGGCATATCCGAAATGGGCAAGAACTCACCTTTATACTCTTTACGATTATTTAGCAGAGATTGGAACTGATCTTGACCTAGAACGAGACTTGATTCCAAAATTAATGGAGATTCGATCTGAGTTTGATACGTTACCGATCGATGACATTGCATTTAACTTTGCAGTAAGAGTCTATGATGATTACGTTAAGAAACTTGTCCCACTTCAACTAGAAAAAGGAATCTC